CCGGTGGTGCTCCCCCGATATCATATGTCTAGATTACGCACCCGCTACGATACTCCTACTATCTCTGCCGGTGGAACTGTCACTTATCTCAACACCGATGGTAATGGTGTTTTGACGACTGGCGGATCCACTGCCACTGCAGCTTCTTATGAAGCTTCTGGTGGCTCACATTTCATCAATGATGAAGTGGGGACAAGTAGGAAGACTAAGTTCGTGTCTCATAAGAAACATACGTGGAAACGTATGGAACCTGTGAGTCCGTTGTTAGAATATAAGCCTAGTATCAATTATGGTTACACTGTAAGTGGACCTAATCGATATCACGGTTGGGCATGGGGAATCAGTGGTGTTTTTGACACCTCTGGCCTTTATGCCCTTCCTGTTAAGGCATCGTTTGCGAAGAGTACCGAGGCGCTCATGAGAGCAGCAAGACAGAAGCTTTACCATACGAACGAGGTTGATAACCTTGTTAATTTGGTCGAGTCTCCGCAGCTGCGAACTAGTGCTTCAGGAGTCTTTGACTTCCTGAAGTCTGTCCAGAAGGGCTCTGTCTCTACTATTGGAGTAGGGAAGAGCATTTCAGACAGTTACCTCGCGTACTCGTTTGGTGTAGCGCCCCTGATTGCAGATATTCAGAAAGTCAACAAAACGTTGAAGACCCTTCATCAGGATCTGAAACGTTATGCAGATGATTATGATAAGCCAATTACGGCTACTGCGCAGTGTAGGGGGGTCGTTAGTATGGACCCCGCTTACACTGTAGGATCAGGGTTTTCCCAAGACCAATCGTCCGGCTGGTGGCATGGGGTTATAACATCCCAGTCATCAATCCGTACGGTTGGAGTAAAGGGGATACGCGCCAGGTCTTATACTAGTCAGGGCTTTAAAAAGCTCGACTATCTACTAGACCGGTTCGTATCATCTGGGCCAGCAAGCTATGTATGGGAACGGATTCCCTACTCATTCGTAGTTGACTGGTTCGTTGATCTGTCGGGAGTCTTGAACGCTGTAGATGATGCCCTTACGGGCTCAGGTGCAACGATCTTGGACTCCTGGGCTTCGGAGAAACTAGTCTGTTCGGTGGATGCAATCCACCATAACGGAGTTTGGATCTCCACGGCCAATCAGAAACCAATAGCCACTAATGATATATCGTACTACCGCCGTGAATACATGGACCCACATATAACAGTGGGCCCAAGTAACAGGTTTGGAAAGAAACAGGCCAGCCTTGCGGCTGCTCTGCTCTACCAAATAGTAGCGAACCTGCGAGGATAATTCCTCACTGTAGATTCAGTACAACAGTATAGTTCCATATGAATGCTAACCTAACCATCGATACCCTAACCTTCAATCAGATCTTCAGCGATAAAGCTGGGAGTCTGCGTCGAGAGGTCGCTCGGGGAGTTAATCTCCCTACCGAACTCAAGATTGCACATGCTGATTACACCGACTCGGCAACAAAGTTGCCGGGTAAGCGTAGTCTCGCGCGCGCGGATAGGTTTATCGAGCTAAGCACGGGCATTGTTGCCCCTGTTAGCGCCTACATCGTGGTCACGCATCCGACTGATGCAGATGTGACAAGTACGGATATCCTTGCGGTTATCCAACACTTGATCACCCTGCTTCAGGAAGATGATTCTGGCCTCGATCTCATGGATGAGATTTTTGTCAACAAGGAGCAGTAAGCTCTTGCTGATATTATCTCAACCATTCGACCGAGAAGCAATAAAAATTGCCTTTGAGGGTACTTAACCTCAGATGCATCAACCCTAGTATATACCATGGCTAATGTAATAATGTCGTTAAGTCTCAACGTGTGTTTAAATGTAAGTCAGGTAGGAGGTCCCAATTCAAATTGGTATCTCCTATCTCTTGCTGCTCGTCTCCCATATCGCATTCAATGCGATGTAGGTTTGATTGGCGGACTCACATCATACACGTACGCAGTTCCCTACCGTCTAATATCAGATCTCATGCCCTACACCTCTTTATCGAGGCGTGTGTATGAGTTCGAAGTAGAACGATTGGAAAAGAACCGTGCCTCAAGTCAGATGATAATTGCTGTTTATACCGACGGTGTAGACAAAGTCTATGCCGCCCGTATTCTCAAGCAATGATCACCAGTAACCGGGTGTAATGAATAATCATATGGACATGTTAATTAATACATACCAACGCCTGCTAGCGGACATTAGATGCTTATCGGGGGTACCACTTGGTGCTCCTGATGATGTATCTTTTGAGTGGGTCCTTAAAGAAGGACCTAAGCTAGAGAAGGACTGTCTCGCATATCTTGAAGGTAACAGGCTCGAACAGCCTGATTTCCCAGAGTGGTTAAAACCCCTCTGGGATGCTTTCATCGTTAAAAACGATGGAAGATACCTGGGATATGTGAGGATGGCACTTCTGTTCTGCTACAAAGTCGAGCAAGAACCTACACATGAACAAATCAAAGAAGCGCAAAGCGTCTTTGAAGAAACTGATTCTTGCTGTGCTGTGTGGCGCAGCGCTTTCAAAAGCGCCGTTCCTCACGCATTACTCGAATCAGCTCGTCGAATCGTTGGTCGGGTTATTTACCGAATCAACTGGAGAGAAATAGTTCCTTCTCATGGTCCAGGAAGTGTTTATCCTTCCTGTAAACCAGATGAGAAGTCACGTTTCCTCACATACTACCCGCGTATTCAAGAATATTACCCTTATGATCAGTACTTTTGGAGTCTTCCCAGTTATTGGGAGGAGACCATGGTATTTGAGAATTTGGGTCGTATAAAGGAATACACGGATATTACCGCGAAGCTTGTCGCTGTTCCTAAAGATTCTAGGGGTCCACGCTTAATATGCGTGCATCCTAAAGAGTCTATATGGATTCAGCAAGGCCAGCGGCTGCTACTGGAGAGAGCTATTGAACATTCCCCCCTCACACGAGGGAGGATAAATTTCACGGATCAAACCGTGAACGGTTCTTTAGCGTTGGCTTCGTCAGAGACAGGTAGTCTTGCGACTATCGATCTTAAGGAGGCCAGCGACAGAATAGATAAAAGTCTCGTAGAATCCCTTTTTGGGACCTACGTGTACAATATTCTAAGCTGTTCTCGCGCCAATAAGGTCCAGTTGCTAGATGGACGGGTCATGGACTTAGAAAAGTGGGCTCCCATGGGAAATGCTTTATGCTTTCCTGTTGAGAGTTTAGTTTTCTTTAGTGTGGTTCAAGCTGGCATTAGATACTATCATAATACAACTTGTGATGATGTCTATGTCTTCGGTGATGATATATTGTTTCCTTCAGAATACTACGCAACTGTAATGAGAGTCTTGACTATGTTCGGTTTTGTACCGAATGTGGCCAAGTCCTTCCATAAAGGATTCTTCCGAGAATCCTGTGGCGTCGATGCCTATCATGGCAAAGATGTTACGCCGTTGCGCATGAAGAAAGCAAGTGTTATCACTCCTCAAGATGCGATTGCCACCGTCGATTTAGCCAAAAGGCTTCGTCTTCGGGGGTACGAGCATTGTTCCTCGTTTCTATACCAAGAAGTTTCCAAGGTGTGTGGGAAGTTGCCATTGTGCAACGACCTTAACTCCGCGGGACTAGTTGAGTATGTGGAACGCGATTTAGGTTGGCTCATGCTGAATGAACCTGCCCTACGATTTCGTAGGACAGTTCACCAGTGGAGCGTGCCTTGTCGTCTAGTTGGGGGGGTTATTTATAACCCTCCTAAAGGTGATTGGTATCACCTGTTAGATTCACTGGTGGGTATCGCCCGTAAGGGAGACTCCCTCAGTGATAGAGGAACTGAGTATGCGGTTCCATACCGCACACGACTGAC